TGCAAAGGATATTGTTAGCCAAATGTATTTAAGACTGTACCAAAAAATTAAAAAAGGTCAAGATATATCATATAAAGGTCAACCTAATTATTGGTACATATATAAAATGCTAAGAGGTATATCTATTGATCACTTTCGCAAATATCAAAAAATAGAAATGTTATTATTAAGAATTGATAACAAAGGGGATTTAATTGTGAAAAATAAGGAGGGTAGATATTTAACAACATCTGTAAATAAATTAAAGGCACCTGAAATATTTAATTTTGAATTGTATTATAATAAGTTTCTAAATATTCTGAAACAAGAAAAACAAAAAAAAAGTAATTCATACGATCATCAACAGCATTTTAAAGTGTTTGAAGATATTTATACTAACGATTTATCTATAACAGATTATACAAAATTAGTAGATGATGGGTATTATTCAGTTTACAATAGTTATAGAAAGGTAAAAAAAATAGTAAAAGATAAATTATTACAACAATTATGATAGTAAATATAGAAGAAATAAAATACAACGAAAAAAACCCAAGGGTTATAAAAGATTATAAATTTCAAAAACTAGTGAAAAGCATAAAAGACTTTCCTGAAATGCTAGAAAAAAGACCGATAGTTGTAGATGAAAATATGGTTGTACTCGGTGGTAATATGAGACTTCGTGCCTGTGTCGAAGCAGGATTTAAAAAAGTAAATATAATAAAAGCAGAGGGGTGGACTGAAAAACAAAAAGAACAGTTTATAATAAAAGATAATAGTAACTTTGGAGAATGGGACTGGGATATATTGGCAAATGAATGGGAGATCAAAGAGCTATCAGAATGGGGCTTGGATTTGCCAAAGATTTATTTTGATGAGGACAAAGAGCCAGACATCGACAAAGACATATTTGACCACGAACTTGATACATATATAAACGCAAAAATAAAACAAATAACATTGTACTTTAATGCACAAGATTACGAACAAGCTATTAATGATTTAGAAAAAATTAGAGATAAAGAAAATTTAACAGACAACACACAAGTATTTAAGTTCTTAATTGAAAAGTATGGATTATAAAATTGCAATACCATCATACAAAAGACCTGAAACAATAAAAAACAAAACTTTAAAATTGTTATCTAAATATAACATTGATAAAAAAAAAATAACAGTTTTTGTTGCAAACGAGAAAGAAAAAGAAATATATAACGAAAGTCTTGGAGGAGAATATAAAATTGTAGTTGGTGTGCCAACATTAAATGGGGTTAGGAAATTTATAACAAAATACTACGAGGAAAACACAAAGTTGATGCAGTTTGACGATGATCTTGAAGGTGTTTATTTCAAAGTTGATAATAAAAATTTAGCACCACTAAAAGATTTAGAAAAAGATTTTATAATTAGAGGATTTAATGAGTGTAAAAAAAACAATGCATATATGTTTGGATATTATGGTGCTGCAAACCCTTATTTTATGAAGCATAGAATATACACAAAGCTGTGTTATGTAATTGGTGCTTGTTTTGGAAAGATTGTTCAACACGATCCTTTTCTGTTTACAAAAACAAACCACGGTGAAGATTATGAAAGAAGTATTAGGCAGTACATAAAAAACAAAAGTTTGGTAAGGTTTGACTATATAACTTTCAGATCAAAATATTATAAAGAAAATGGTGGGCTACAAACAATTAGAACTCCAGAGTATGTTTATAATTCAATTTATCATATACAAAGTATGTTTCCACAGTATTGTAAAATGTATATAAGAAAAAGCACAGGAAACGCAGAATTAAGATTAAAAGATATGCGATGAAAAGAATAGATGTAGAAAGAAAACCAATAGATAAAAAAGATTACATTAGAAGAACTGCACATTTGTCTGATGTATCAAGACACATAACAGAAGATGTAATTATATATCATCAAGACAAGCCTATATTATTATACAGAATATTACCAAAAAAGCCAACAGATGTTAGGTGGGCAGTAAAAAATATAAAGTATGGAACAGGTAAAAGAACCCACGGTTTAGTAAACACAAGTGCAGTATTTGGATACAACCCAAGGCAAGAAAATAAAAGAGACTTTTGTAGTGCTAGTGCAATGGGAACAACACACCCTAAACAACATTATGTAATAAGCAGATATGCCAAAGAAGTTGCAAAATTTTATCACGAGTTCTTTCCAAGAGTTTATAACGATCATAAAAACAAAGTAAAAGAAAAAGTAAAAAAACAATGGGTTATTAATGGTAGTGTATTTACAAGTGGCATAGTAAATAAAAATAATCAATTAAAATATCATTATGATAGTGGTAATTTTAAAAGCGTGTTTAGTAATATGATAGTTTTCAAAGGAGATGTGGAAGGTGGTCATTTGGTCATACCAGAGCTTGACATATCACTAGAGGTTGCTGATAATTCATTAACTATATTTGATGGGCAAGATTTACTTCACGGTGTAAGCCCTATTGAATACATACACGAACAAAGCTATAGGTATAGTATTGTTTACTATTCGCTTGAAAGAATGTGGCAGTGTATGACTGTTGATGAAGAAATAGCAAGAATACGAACAAAAAAAATGCAAAGAGAAATCAATAGAATAGATCCTGACCATTTGGATTCATTACGACAAAGAAAAAGAGAAGCAAAAGATTACAAGCAAAGTATTGAAAATGAACAAAAGTGAACACATAAAAAAAGGATTGATAGAAGCATTAGAAAAATCCTTGGGTATTGTTACAACTGCTTGTAAACAAGTTGGCATTGGAAGAACAACTTTTTATAATTACTATAACGAGGATAAAGAATTTAAAGCTACGGTAGATGATATTTCAAATATGAGTTTAGATTTTGCTGAAAGCAAATTACTAGAACAAATAAAAGATGGCTCTACTGCTGCAACCATATTCTATCTGAAAACAAAAGGAAAGAAAAGAGGATATGTAGAAAGGCAAGAGATTACTGGTGCAAGTGGCATACCTACTGATGTTAAAATAGAAATTGTAGAGAATGCAAATAGAGCTCAAAACTAATGTTGTATTTAAGCATCTTGTAAAAACAAACAAAAAAATAATAGTAAATCAAGGTGGAACCAGATCGGGTAAAACTTATAACATTCTTTTATTTATTATCTTTTATTATTGCCTACGAAATTCTAAAAAGGTTATTACTATCTGTCGTAAAACTTTTCCAGCACTTCGTGCAACTGTTCTCAGAGATTTTATTAGTATATTAAAAAAATATGAATTATACCGAGAAGAAAATCATAACAAGTCAAGTAGTGAATATTCTTTGTTTGGTAATCTTGTTGAGTTTATTAGCCTTGATCAGCCTGTTAAAGTTAGAGGAAGAAAACGAAACCTATTATTTATCAATGAAGCAAACGAGCTATACTTCGAAGACTGGCAACAATTATTATTTAGAACAAGCGAAAAGATAATACTTGACTACAACCCAAGCGAGGAGTACCATTGGATCTACGATAAAATTATACCAAGAGAAGATACAAGCTTTTTAAAAACCAATTATTTAGATAATCCATTTTTAGAAAAAACATTGGTAGATGAGATTGAAAGATTAAAATATACTGATGAGCAATACTGGCAAATATATGGGCTAGGAGAAAAAGGGGTTAGCAAGGCTACTATATTTAATTATGTAGAATACAATATAATACCAAACGATGCAGAATTTGTTGCCCTTGGTATGGACTTCGGCTTTACAAACGATCCTACTGCAATGGTTAAGGTTTACAAAAAAGATACTGATTTGTATATTGAAGAAATGCTATACAGAACAATGATGACTACGCACGATATTCACAAGTTTTTAAAAAACAATATAATCAATCAAGTTATTTATGCTGATAGTAGTGAGCCAAGAATAATTGAAGAATTAAGAAGAATGGGTTGGAGTATTCGACCAAGCTTAAAGGGCAGAGATTCTGTAAATGCAGGTATTGATCTTTTAAAAAGATTTAAGATACATATTCACAAAGATAGTGCCAACGCAATACAAGAGTTTAGGAATTATAAATGGAAAGAAGATAGATCAGGAAAACTTACAAACACACCAGAAGATAATAACAACCATTTGTGTGATGCAGTTCGTTATGCTACTTATTCTATATTGAGTAAACCAAACTTTGGAAAATATGCAATACGATAAATTTGGAAGTTTGCTAAAAATTTATTATATTTATATCAAATAAATAAATATATGTTTGACAAATTAAATTTTACAGACTTTCAAAAATTAATGAATCAATCAAATTTCGTTGTTTATGATGTGTATGGTCCTAAACCTACTTCAAAGCAGTATAAGGACAAAACAGGAACTTGGAATGTGATGGGTTATTTTAAAGATTAAAGTCGCTTAAACAGGGCGAATTATAGTAACCCTGTTTTTTTTTATTTGCAAAAAATTTATTATATTTATTATAAATAAACATAAAATGAAAAATCAATTTGAAATAAATGGATACAGTATTGACTACTATCTCCGTGGTAAATACGTTGGGTCAATAAAACTAAATAGTCCTGATCGTGATGTGATGGGGTATATGGGTCGTATGGCTCAAATAGCTGATTCTGATATATATATTAAAAACAGAAAGTATAAAAAAGGTACACAATTCGTAACAGAATGCGTTCCTTTGTGTGGTAAATTTATCGGCACAAAAAAAGAAAAAATAAATGCAATGTTAAATAGTAGGGTAGGTTATGGAGAGCTTTAATAAATACAAATTCCTAGAAGAATTAAAATCACATTTAAGAGATGAGTTTGATACAAGTGGAAAATACCCTGAGCCATCAGTTGATGATATAGAAGATTACGTTATTGAATATGTTAGCAACCAAACTATCTACTATTATGACTGTTGGAGAATATGCCTTGAGTTTCAGCCAAATGATTTTGAGATCCCAGAAACAGGCGAGAAAGCTAAAAACATATCACAGTTAGCATTTTATTGTCTGCTTGATTTTGTGATGCAAGATGTGCAAAACTTTAAAGAAACAAAAGAAAAAAAGTTACCAGTTAATGATGCAACATAAAAAGTTACTTAAAATATACAACGAATTATCAAATGAAGATTTAATTAATTTATTTGAAATGGCTAGTGATAGGATTTTTGTATGGAACCCAAATGATAAAACTTGTTACGAGCTAGATAGAGATGTGCCTTGTTGTTTTAATGGCACAAAAATACAGATTAATATAGCAGATGATGGTATGATACTTAAACCAATGGTAAACAATGAAAGACTTTAGTGCAATAATAAAAAAATTGTTATTTGGCGAAACTCCACAAACTTGGATTTGCATACCAAAATATATGACCAAAAAAAATAAAAGAATATTTATAAAAAACACATTAGAATTTTTAGAAAAAAACGTTATAGTAAAAAATAAATTATGAAAAATAAATTATATTATCACCCAATAAAAAAAGAGTTTGTAAATAAAGAAAAATATTTTAAATTTATAATGAGCAAGGATTATCCTAGCAAACCATATAGCGAGAAGATGAAGTAAGATTTTAATTTTTAGTTAGTTGTTTTGAAGGGTTGGTTTTATACTGACCCTTTTTTTTTAAAATAAAGTATTAATTTTGTTATATAATTATGAAGTTGAAAATTCAAATACCTACACAATTAAGTGAAATCAATTTGGATCAATATCAGAAGTATCTTAAAGCTATTGATGAAACCGAAAGCGAATACAAGCTAGGTAGCAAAATGATAGAAATTTTCTGCAACATTGATCACGCAGATATATACAAGTTTAGAGTGTCGCATATATCAAGCGTTAGTAAAACATTAGAAAAGGTTTTTAAACAAGAAACCCCTACATTAATAAAACATTTTCAAATAAACAATATTGAGTATGGTTTTATACCAAACCTTGATGAAATGACATTTGGCGAGTATGTTGATCTAGACAACTCAATAAAAGACTGGCAAGAAATGCACAAAGCGATGAATGTATTATTTAGACCAGTAGTGCAAAAATATAGTGATAGATATTTGATAGAAAAATATAAGCCTGAAAATAATAATCTGCTCAAAAAAATACCAATGGATGTGTGTTTTAGCACCATCGTTTTTTTTTACAATTTAGGGAACGAGTTGAGCAAAACTATGCTGGATTATTTGAAACCACAGGAGATACAACAACTTCAGCAGTTGGAA